GAAGCAAAACCTTTTACTTTATTTCTAACTGTATCAACATTGTTTTCATCTGAAGCGTTAATGATAATATAATCACAATTGATTGAATTTACAATTAGCTTTGCAAGTGTAGTTTTACCAGTACCCGCTTTACCAAAGAATAGTAAATGAGGAACATCGCCACTTTGTAAATAGTCTGCCACTTTTTCCTTAAGGTGTTCGTTACCTACATATTCAGATAAACGTTTGGGTCTATATTTCTCTACCCAAAGAGAATTGTTTACTTTTTCTGTTGTGTTATCTTCAAAGAATGCCATTTATTATATTGTTTTTATTTAAATTAGAATATGGAGGAAATTTATTTTGTATAGTTTGATTATTAATAATAGATGATGCCAAATCATAATTAGATTGAATCTTATTGATATTATCGAGATAATATGCCTTTATCTGCTTTGTGCTCATAGAATTAAATTTATTAATACATTCTATAAATTTAAGTATGCGTATATCATCATCCTCAGTATCGCCGCCACCGAATTCAAAATCATTATTCGCAACCCAAAATCCAAGTTCTTTTAGCTCTTTTAAAAAATACTTACCTCCAAAAATTATAGGAATACAGAAGTTCATAAAAGCAAGAGGAGTTTTTTCTGTTATTCCATTTAGTATATATTTTGGATTATAATTATGAATTGAATTTTCAGTTTCCATTATAAAAGAAACTAAAGATGATTCATATTCATTTAAAAGATTGTTCCAAGTTGGAAATTTATTATTATCTTCTTTAGTATAATTGTTAAATAAATCATATTCTAAATACCTGTATGTACCATTAAAATTACTACCAATTTTACTATCAACAATTTCTCTATATCGTCCAACTTTTCGATTAGATAAAATACCTCTATTTTTTTTTATTGAAAAATCTATTTTTTTATTCATATGGTATTTTTCAATAGGAAACCTCATAACCTGCTCACTATCCTCTTCATATGGCATAGCTAAATTAGGCATCTGAATTTGATAAAAGTTAAAAAAACAAACAAGTGGGTGTAATGAAAATGGAAATCGAGTGGTTGAACCAACTGTTATTCTTATATCTTTTTCAGATAATTTAATAAATTCTATTAAATTTTCAAAACCATCAGTATCAACCGGTGGAATTTCATCTTGCATTCTTAATGTAATCCTATCACTATCACATGAGTTAATTTCATCAATTAATGATTCCAACTCCTGTAATCTATGTCTTTGCATATCAAATACAGTTGAACTAAATACGAATTCAAAATCTGAAATAAGTTCTTCAGTAAGATTTGGATAGATTTCCGACATTAGTATTTTTTTAATTTATACAAAGATACGAAATTTATTTGGATTTTCCAAGTAATTTCATAATTTCTTTTACTGTATTTTTACCAACTTTGACTTTATGGTAAGGGATATTGTTATTTATTAGGGTTTCTTCAATTTTTTTATCTAATTCTTGTGATTCTTCTAAACTTTGGTATCGTTCTTTGTCATTATGTTTACCTTCACCTCGTTCTAATACAATATTAATAGAATCATACTGATTATGAATATCCAAAACTAATTTGTCAAAGTATTCTGTATCATATAAGATTGCAGGATATTCTTTTCCTTTATAAACTGAACGATATACCAAAGAAAGTAAAATAGGAGAATCTAATACTATAAAATCAACTTTACCAAAACTCTTTACAATTCCTCGGTGTTGATTTGCCAACACATAAAGTTGGTCTTTGATTGCCTCATTGTTATTATCCCAAGCAAGAGCTTTTGGAAACTCATAGGGATTATCACAAGTGATGTGTTTTTTCTTTAATTTGTAAGTTATACCCGATGCGATTGATGATTTACCAATACCAGGTCCACCGAATAGATTTACAACCTTTGTCATTTACTTTCTATTTTGTTAATAAGAATATTTATTCTTTCACAAAGTTTTGGGAACTTGTTTTTAGAAACAAAATAGTTCCAAATAAAGTATAACATTTTTAATTTAATGTTTTTCATAACGTATAATTTAAATAAGAAAGAATGGGGGATTTCTCCCCCAACCTTCTTATAATTATTTTAGAATGAATATTTAAGAGATGCATTCCAAGTACGTCCGAATCCGAACCATACTGAGTTTCTTACATCTACACCATTCCAAGTTTGAGAACCAGCTTCAGCATGAATGTTGGTCTCTGATTCTGAAATGTAAACCGTATCAAACAAGTTGTTTACGTTTACTCTTAAAGAGAATTTACCTAATCTTGTAGTAACACCAGCATCTGCCAATCCATAAGAAGGAAGTTGTAGTGCTCCAACATTATCAGGTGTAGTAAATACTGCATCTACGATTGAGTAATCAGCGTATAATCCATCTACGAATCTATATCCGAAATCAAAGTTAGTTTTACCAACTCTGTAATCTGCTGATAGATAAGTTACGAATTGTGCTGCATCACCCACTTTAGCATCTTTTAAGTAAAGAGTACCAGTACCGATTTGATTTTGGTTAGCATCGAATAAAGTTGAAGTAAAATCTTTAGTATATCTCCAATCACCGATTGATGTCATACCATTTAATTTTAAGTTATTTGAAACTCTATAAGTTGCTTCAACTTCGATACCATTGTGTACTACATCTATATCTTTAAATTGTGCAGTTCCTTGGTCACCTTGTGCGTTGAAAAGTGAACGAGTGATGAATCTGTTACCCCAAGTTGTAGAGTAAAGGTTCACATTAGCATCAAACTTAGAAGAAGTAAATCCATATCCTAATTCAACAGATTTAATTTCTTCATTTTGTAAATCAGGATTTACATTGTTTGCGTAATTAGGGAATACTGCATCGAATTGTGGTTGTCTTGAGATGAAACCTGCGTTAAAGAACACATTTTGTTTTTCATCAAAGTTGTAGTTTGCACCACCTTTTACATATCCACCACCTTGATTGTGAGTATCTGAAATAGGATTTGCTGGTTGGTCAAAGAAATCTTCTCTTTGGAATGATTGGTTAGATAAACCTGCTTGTAATACAGCAGTTAAGTTTTTATCATCTGAAGAGTATTCAGTTAAACCATTCACACCTTGCCATCCTACGATACCATTGTTATAGTAATCGATTTTTGGTCCTCTTACTCCAGTATTTTGGAAAGGATTTGCTTCGATTAAAGTATTAATGATTTGACCAGCTGAGTTTTTGTTACCAGTTGAATAGTAACCATCTAAACCAAGTAAATCATTTACCACTCTGTAATGGTATCCTTTATAATGTCTTAAATCAACACCAATAGAGTGTTTCCAATTATCACCTTCAAATACTAAGTTAGAAATTGCTCCAACCCAGTCATGAGAGTTCATAGATGCTCTTCTAATTAGAGCTACTCTATCAACACCATCATTTCTAAATCCATTAGAACCAATTGATTGTCCAGCAAAACCACTAAGAGCACCGGTGTAAGGACCGATTGCTTGGTTAGAAGCAACTGCTGCATCATAATTAATGAATCCTTCTGAATCTCTTGTACCTCTACCTCCTTCTAAGTAATGTGAAGTAAGGTCTTTGTTATAAGGCCAGAAATCAATAGCTGCACTTCTGAAGTTATTTCCTCTAGCACCTGTTCCACCACCTCTACCAGCTGAAGCATAAAGAGATGTATTTAACTTAACTTTTGAAGAAATATCCCAATCCCAGTTGAAAGTAGCCAATGGTTTGTTGTAGAAGTTTCTTCTAATGTTGTACTCTTCTCCGTTAAGGAAACCAGCATCGGTATTCCATCTTCTATCAATTCCTTCAGTACCAAAGTTTTGGTAATCACGAATAGATACCCAAGAACTTCTTTGGTGGTGCCATTGTGCTGCACCTAATACAGAAAGGTTAAGAGAGTGTTTAGAACCCTCTGGCTGATAACCAACTGCTGCAAAGTAAGTTGTTCCCTCACCCGCTGTTCCATAGATGTATCCATCACCACTCCACTTAGAAAGTAAGAAAGAAGATGCCCATCCTTTTTCATTTTTACCTGTACTATAAACAACAGATGTTTTTTGATAACCATCATTACCAATTGATTGTAAGATAGAACCACCTTCTTTAACTTCTGCAGCTTTTGTGAAGATTGAAACCGTACCACCTACCGATGGAACTGCCAATCTTGATGCACCTAATCCTCTTTGGATTTGGATACCACTTGCTACATCTGTCAATCCTTGCCAATTTGACCAATACACCCATCCATTTTCCATGTCATTAACTGGCTGACCGTTAATAAGGAAAGAGGTGTTTCTTTGGTCGAATCCTCTAAGGTTAATTCTCGAATCACCATATCCACCACCTTGTTTAGTAGCGTACACACCTGGTGTTCTGTTCATAATCTCAGGGAATTCTTGGTTACCCACTTTAAGTGCAATCTCAGCAGGGCCGATTACAGATAATGCTACAGGAGTTTCTCTTTCCCTAGCAACATCAATTACACCAGAAGTTACGATAACTTCTCCCAAAGTTGTGATATCTTGTAATAATTCAATAGTTCCACCACCAACATTTTCTAATGTAGTGTACCCAATGAAAGATACTACAAGAACATCTGATTCTGATGCATTAAGTGTAAATTTACCATCAAAGTTAGTAGTTGTTCCATTTTGTGTTCCTTTCACAACAACTGTAGCTCCTGGTAAACTTTCTTTAGTATCAGCATCAACTACTTTCCCACTAACTTGTGCAAAAGCATTTGTTAATGACATAATTGTCATCAATCCAACTAATAATAGTTTTCTCATAATTAATTTTTCCATTTTAATTTAAATTAAACATAACCTTTTAATCAATTTCTTGATTATTTTGTGATTATAAAAGATGTGGTTTCGCTTCGTTAATACCCGAATTAGTAACAACAACATATGGAGGTTTGAAATTACTTAAATCTTGAGCACCTCCATAAGAAAGTGCCGATTTAACACCATCAAGTAATCCATTCACTATGAACTTAACTCCGCCCTTATAGGGAATGGTTGTGGATTCACCTTCCACATTTCTGGTCTGTTGACCATGTGTTACTTTCGTTTCTAAAGAGGCTGAACCTCTATATCTTTTATAAAGACCATTGGGTGTTTCCACAATCTGACCTGGTGCTTCATCAGTACCAGCGATTAGAGAACCCAACATAACAGAACTCGCTCCTAATGCAAGAGCTTTTGATATATCACCACTTGAACGAATACCTCCATCAGCCATAACGGGAGTTCTCGCAATTGATACGATACCTTCAATACAACTTACATTCGGTACACCGAATCCTGTTTTAACTCTTGTTGTACAAAGAGAACCACCACCGATTCCAACTCTCAATCCATCCGCTCCCCAAGATTCTAATTCTTCGGCAGCTTGGATTGTAGCGATGTTACCAGCAATGATATCAACTTTATCATCAAGATTTTCACGACACCATTCAATCATCTTTTGAACATTTTCATGGTGTCCATGAGCAACATCAATCAGTAGAATATTACAGCCCGATTCTACCAATGATTCTGCTCTTTGTTTATCACTTTCACTTACTCCAATTGCAGCCATAATTGGAACATGAGGAATTTCTGAATGCCAGTTATCCAACATTACACCCCATTCTTCAAATTGGTTACCCCAATCTTCTGAATAAATTCTGTGATTTAACTCTTTTACGATTTTTGATTGTTCTTCTATTGAATTAAACCTGTGGATACAACCAACTCCACCAAGTTTAAACATTTTATATGCCATTTCCAAACCACAAACCGTATCCATTGGTGAGGCTACGATTGGGTTTAAAAGACCGTATCTACGAGATACGAGAGTATGTAGTTTGATTTTTGTACGAGATGAGATGTTAGAGTATTGTGGTACTAACTGAATATCATCGTATGTGAGGGAATAATTCATTAACCTTTATTTGTGTTTGTAGTGTTTGTGGTATAAAAAGTTACCCTATCTGCAGTTGCCGTGAGATTGGAAAAATAAGTATTATTTAGGTAACTTGAGAAATTTATCATATAAGTTTCTTCCATCGTTTATAAGTATTAAGTTAAAATGTAATCTCTTAAAAATTGTGTATTTTTATAAATCCAATCTAATATGATAGATTTATTTTCTTTTATTTTTGATAAGTTCTCTGTATAAATTCTTTTCGCATCTT